ACAGGCTATCGTACTCGTTTGCGAAGGAGGCTCAACGGGAACACCATTAACATAAGTCCCACCTTGAATCAAGCCAAATTCAAAGTCAGGTACGTAGTTAACAAGCGGTTCATCCAGCATTCCAATCTTTGCGTCTTGAATCAAGGTAGGCTGAATGTTAAATAGTTTACTCATCATTGAGAGCATCCTATTTGTGGAATTGACGCGGATTCCATCTCTATCTAATTGTCCATCCTCATTCCTACGGATTGAATCTGTCATCATCATGGTCACAAGCTCGGGATTATAGTTTGCAACCTGTTCAGGCTGATTTCTTGACCCAGTGATCGATTTACCGCCAACCCATTTCATACCCTGCTGCATCATTGCAGTACGTTCAGCAGCCTGTTTTAATCGCTGATTTTCTTTTTCAAAATTTCTATAAAATGTATCCAGATCATCGCCAACTGGTTTATCACTCGGCTCCAGCAACCAAACCCCTACATACTCATGATCTTTTAAATTACTAACCGTGCAATAGCCACCAGTGGTCTGACTGAACGGATAAACTACAACAAAAGAATCTTTATTCAGCACAGAAGTAATTGTGTACTGCCCGGACTCTGCGTTCCCACTGGAAAAATCTAGTTGAATCCGAGTATTTGCAGATAGACCGTGATTCTCAGCATTGACGGTAATATTTGGCCCGCTTTGTGTGTATCTAGCTGCAATTGCAATTGGTTCATTTCCTTCATCATGCATCAATCCAAACATGGCAGCATAGATGTGCTTGCACCAGCGGAGCTGATAATACATTAAATCTGGATATGAAAAATCAGCAGTGTCCTTATATGTCGGAAGTTCGTAAAAATTATTAATCGTAATGTAGCCCAAATCTGCAAAAGATCCCGGTAAATCTCTTGAGTCAGATAAAGTGCCGTCAGCATTCTGAACTTTACCGGGTTTCGTTGATGTTATAGAAGCAACTGGGAATCGTCGATTTGTTAATTCGTTATAAAGATTATATCCATCACGGCGCATAAAATCCTGGCAGGTGCATTGCCATCTCAACTCCGTTGTTAAATAACGTCCCACGGAAAACCCACGGTGAGCTGGAACAACAGTCTGCGTCGAATTGTTGACCGTTACGGCACCGTAACTATCTTCACGTTGAAAAATAATTTCATTTTTAGTCGCATCAGTTCCGATTACGGTGTAACCAACATAATCGTCATAACGATAACCTGGAATCTTTCTTTGCAGAATTAAATTTCCCGATGTAATACCACTGTCAATCGTTGTAAATGTTACCTGAGTAGGGCTCGTTACGGTAACGTCATATTGACCGGAAGACACAATCCCACTTAATACAATCAAAAATACAGTATTTCCGGTTGATAAACCGTGTGCAGTAGAACAGTTAACTGTTACGGTATTACCAGTTCGCGAATACGTTGAAGAGATTCCAGGATCTTTCTCTACGACACGGTCAGCTAATCGTTCACCAGCAAAAAAAGCAACAGGCGTGGGGATTGACCGTAAACGGACCCGAGTAGTGGTCCAGCGAGGATCGGAAAATGCTGTCGAAAGATAAACATTGACGCTACCACTTGTTGTGACGGGTGATGCAGCAGTCAGTGTAAAAGAGTTCTGCGTAACAGACGTAATGGCCAAGGTGGCATCGACTCCTCCACCTGTGATGAAATCTAAAAAGACATTTTCCCCCCTTAAAAACCCATGATCTTGTTTAGCAATAGTAATTGTCGTACCTATTTGCGAATACGTACAGCTTATAGAAGGCCCTAAGTATCTAACCCCAAGAATAGGCAAGCCAAAATTATAAAAATTAAAACCATTGGTATCACGCATTCCAACCATTTGTTCACCAATCTCCGAATCGGTGGTTGGAAAGGTATAAACACGGGCTGGGATAAAAACACCAGGGAACTGCTGGAAGACGCAGTACATCCGATAGTCACCACGGTTTACCCGTTCATTAGCAAACGAGCCTAGAGCAGTCTGGGTAATGGTGTACAGCTCGTACCCACGACGCCAGCGAGCCCATAGAGAATCATGATCGTAAAAACGAATCCTACTCTTTAACGAGTTATTCTTCGGAGTGAATTTAAATGGGTTTGAATCAAGCTCCCACTCCGGAACTTCATTAAAACTTATATCTTCCGTAAACCCTTTAGAAAAATTACCGTTAAAATTTAACTTTGATGGGGGGTTAAATCCACCAACTCCAAACGGCATAATTAGCTACTGACTCTTGACTTGATAGCAAAGTCCCCAGGGTAAGGATAATTTACGGTTGGGACGTTTAGCATTTTGCGCCATGTATTAGCCAAATCCACTGCGAGGCGCCAATTTTGTATTCCTTGGTTTAATTCGCGTTGGGTTTCAACGTTCATTATTTTTAATAATAACCAGCTTGAACACCTACGTAAAAACCATTAGTCAGTGCCGTACCGCCGCTTGCGGCAACATATAAAGCTTGGCCTCGTTGGAGCATCAGACCACGGATCTTTGGAGATACGGTGCTGTTAGCGGAACTAAAGTTGGCGCCAGCTTGAACCACTGGGTGATTAATCAACGGGAGGATAGAATTTAACGTTAAACTGAAATTTTGATTCTCGTAAACAGCAGGAATACTTGCAACAAATAAAGGGAAAAATTGATTGATGTTTGTAATTGTTCCCGTGTTAACCAAATAAAAACAAAAGTCAACCGGCAGATAACAATTTACGTTCCCTGTAATCGGACCAGCAATCGAAGGGATGGTGCCAGTAAAGGTTGTAGGGGTTACAGCGGTAACAGTTACAGCTTGGTCAATAGGGGTTGAACCCGAGCTGTATGAAGTGAAATCAAGAAAAACTTTTTGGCCAACCTGTACGTTATGCCCGGCAGAAATAGTGACTACTACGTCTGTACCATTGGCAGAGTAAGTACCAGCGGTAGCGGTAACAGCGTCAATATATTGAGTATTTCTTTTTGAATATTGGAACCAAATCTCGTCGATATAAGCACCACTAATTGATGTATCCGTTAATGCGGAGTCAACATCAAAAATTTTTGTTGCGTTACCAACAGCTGTCGGAATTAAGCTAGTTGAAAATGCTTGGCCTGATGCAACAGTAACCAAGGTAGAAGTCGTCGCTGGACGATCTACCATTGCTGGTTGCTTGTTACTGGATGAACTGGACAAAGTTCTACTTCAACTCTATTTAGTTATTGTAGCGCAGTTGTTTTCTTTGCGTCTTTCTTTTCTTTTTTGTGTGCCAACCACATCTCAAAAAACTTGAGTTCAGCTGGGGTGTAAAGCTCTGGATGATTAAGAGCGTCTTTCACCAGCTTTTTCTTTTTGGTCATCACGATTCCTCCTGCTCTTTTCTTCCATCCTAGTACGAGCTTTCTTAACGGCCTCCTTACGGCGATCCTTATCTTCGGATTTGTGATCACCTTCTTTCCCTTCTTTACTCCCTTGCTTTTTCTTAAAATGCTCCAGCAACTCCGGGGGCATCGATTTCTTACTGGTCATGACTTGATTTCTTCTTGAATTAATGAAAAGGGAATAGGGGCGGAGACGCCTTGAGCAAGGTAGCGGGATCGAGCATCCCGAGCTGCTTTGGACGGGGTCTCAGGAGAGTAAGAGGCATACGTGCTCAATTCAGCGTCGCTCTGGGGAGTCGACGACATGTTTGACAGTTGGTTTCCTGCCATGCGTAATTTTTCTGTATCAAATACAGAACTATTTTTTGATGCACCCATGATTACGAGGGGAGTTCAGGAGTTCGCAGCTCGGCCCTACCAATAGAAGGTAAAGGTACGTATTTAGGAGTTCCCAAAGATTGCCTTAAATCTAAGTTTAACGCATCCCCTGCTTTACGTTTATCAGGGTAACTACGTTCTGGTAATCGACCGTAGGCGTAGTAAGCTCCTTCATCCGCAACAATCGATTGAAATTTTTCTTTGTTTGTTGGTAACGGACTTTCGTAGGGATCTTTGTCAACCCCTAACCCGTACATGTAACCTAGTCTACTTTTAGGTTGAACCACTTTTTTGTTTCCGCCTACTTGCTAATTCTACGGCCCGCCGAGCTTTACGTGCTCGATCAGTATTTGCAACAAACTGCTTTCCTCTCCGGGATTCGCGTTTTTTCTTTTCATCTGTCTTTTCTCTTTCTTCCGGAGACAACTTTGCCCAGGCGGATTCCGGTAAATACCTTTCGGTGCTCTTTTTACCTGGCTCGATGGCTTTGTCTGCTGTCATTAGTCTTGAATTGCTCCACCATGCAACCAAGCGTCACAAGTGCGCTCTCCTGCACATTTAAATTTAAACAACTGGCAGTAACCTAAATTTGCACGGCACTGCACATCCCATGGATCTGCAGCTTCTGTTTCATTAATACCTTGGATAATGCAGTTAACAATCTTATCTGATTGATCAAATGCTGCACAATTGCAGCAACGAGCAGTCATAACAGTATCAACATCACTGTTCCACATCTCAGCTTTCTTTTCCCAAAAACCACTGTCGGGGACATCCGGATTTAGAGGACCATAAGCAAAGTTTTTAATTGTCCAGTTCCTGTTTTTAATGTTTTCTTTAATGTCTGTTGTTGCGCGAGGGCATGAATCCCCGACTTCAGCTACTGTTTTATTTAATAAAATGGTAGATTTGGGGTTCATTTGTCTTTCTTTTCGTACTCCTCTTTCGTCATCCATTTTTGTTCGCCCCAACGCTTAAGAGATTTTTGTCCCTCACTACGGCCACCCTTGTAACCGCCACCTCGTTCTTTGTATGCTCTGGCGAGCATTTGAGCTTTTCTAGCCGATAGTTAAGTAAGTAGCCTTACGGCTACGACCACTCTCCAGATTTACCCCCTTTGGAGCCCTCCAGGATTTTACGCTTGAGGCGCTCCCGCAGTTCTGGTTTGGTGTAGCGACCTTTATTTTCCGACATTTTCTAAGCCAATTAATTAACTTAATATTACCACTGAGCAGTCCGATACGAACCATAAAAATCACTTTGTACAGGATTGCGGCTTAGCTCCACGGGCGGAACAGGGTCTGCGTGGGAGCGAATGACTTCGCGGTAATAAGCTGGATTATTGAGCTGAAAACGAGGCTCTTCAATACCATTGTAAGCTACTACGTGCGGACAAGTTTGATGTTTTTCGGATCGTTTCATATTAAATGGATCTGAAAAGCCAGCCGTTGTCATGCTTCCGTCACCATACAAGTTTCCATAGGTGACAGGAAAAGAAGGATAATAGCCAGGGACAGCAGCAAACCTCATTACACCGCGTAGTTAGGGTTTTGTTCAAATATCGACTTAAGCCTAGCTATTGGATCAAACGTAGATTTAATCTCTGGTGTACCTTGATAAAGTGTATCTCTAATGTAAGCAGACAGAAAATCTTCAGGAGAATCTTCTTTTTTAGAACGACCTCCAATATAGATGTAAGTATTACCGGCAGGCTGTTGCTGTTGCTGTGAAGGAGGAAGTTGTGGCGCTGGTTGGATCTGTCCTAAAGCTGGCATTACATCAGTAATTTTTCCTTGAGGAGTTTTATAGCGACCCGTAGCAATCCACTGAATTAATTCAGGAGTGGCTTTTACCTTATCTTTTAAAGCAAGATGGACATGTGTTTGATGCCCAGGATCCCCAGGACCTAAAGCCTCTGTAAAAAGCCCAGATTTTTTGGCCCTGTACGAAAGTTCCCCTGTCCGTTGTTGCCATGGAATTGGTTTACCACCGGGGAAAGCGGCTGCTAAGTCCGGTCTCGGATCTATAATATCAATTGCCTGATTAGAATAATGGTATGATCCAGGTGCGTGCTTACCTACTTTACCAAAAGCAGGGTGTTGTCCGGGACGAAATCCGTAGTATTCTAAATCTTTACCAATATCCTCAATAGAGTAATCTTTTATAATTCCTTGTGTTGCCATGTTTTAACCTGAATAATTAGGGGTCTGAAAAAAAACTTCAGCTAACCTTGCCACAGGATCAATCCCTTGGAATTGGGGTTGAATTTTATCTTTGTAACCACGTAAGAAAGGCACTGCAGGATTTTCGGTTTCCTCGTCGCCGTAAATAATGTAAGTGTTTCCTTTTGGTGCAGCAGAGATTTGTTGTGGCTTTTGTTCGGTCGGTGGCTGGCCCAAACCTTGAGCAGCTTGTTGAGCCTGAGGTAAGAATTCTTTGTATTTGCCACTTTTATAGACAGACCAAGCACCCAATCCTTGACTGCCTAAAATTTGTTTTGCTGCTTTAACATTTGTTGCTGGATCAAATAATTCTTTTTCACTTTTCAACCCAAACTGTTTCATTCGAGCGGGGCCAAGCCCGCCGTACATATTTACCTGAAATAACCCATAAGATTTGTCTAAACCTTGTGGATTAAAAGCCTGCGGACGACCACTAGATTCTGCCAAAGCAATGGCAGTCATTGTAGGAATTTTTTCTTTGGCAACACCTTGTTGCTGAAGCAATGAAGCAATTTGTTGGGGGCTTAACTGACTCATGGCCTCAACGGAAGTTGGTAGCAAACATGATCCTAGTCCCCACAGCAGTGTCGGCAGGACCAGGAAGCGCTTGAATGAATTCAGCACCTTCCCGGTTAAATCGGTATCGAGCTTGCTCGGGGTTTCGGTAATTCGGAACATAGAGATGGAGAGCGAGTCGATCCGTCTCGTATAAATAGATTGCCGTCCAGGTTTTCAGCGTGTCTCTAAAATCAGAGGTTGCAATCGTTCGATCAACATCACCTGCGATACTCTCAATACGATTACGGGGGACGGTATTATTGTTCACGCTGCCAGTCATGTCAGTGCGTTTTTCAGCTTCATCGCACCGACTGATCTGTTCGACAATCTTGCTATACCAGAACGAATCTTGGATATTGTTGACAGCTTCCTCAAGTCGTGCTTGATCACCAGCAGGGACCGATGTCAGGTTATATCCCAGGTGCCAGCGAACTTTAGATTTGAGGAAAGTGTCGAGTTGCATTACACGAAAGAAATGCGTAATGGGCACATCCTTTAGATATACCCATTAACACACTAGCATGCGCTAATTATCACTCAACCCGTACTAAATTTTCTTTAAAAATTTCGTCCCAGTCAACACGTTTAATTGCTTTTAATTGCTCAAGCTTAAGGAATTTTTCTCCTGGCATAGATGTCTGTAAATCTTTGATGTCACGGGCTGTCTTCAGCCCCACACCAGGAAGCGAATCGGCAATCTGCCTAGCACTGGCAGTATTGATATTAATCCTCACATCAAGAGGAAATGTTTCTTTCGTGGTTGGTTTGGCAGGCTTGACTCCCTCTGCTTCAAGAGCTGCCGTAAGACGTTCTTCAGTACGAATTTTTTCGTTTGTTGCTTCAAGATGGGGAGTGAGCTCACTCTCCTCGATGTACAAAACCTCGTCTTGGGAATCGAGGCACATTAAAATGCCATCGCCATGCTTGGAGACGACCTCAACCAGGCCGCCGGTCATTTTGTATTGATACAGCATAAAAGCAGTTTTAGTCTCTGCTTAGCTTAACAAAGTTAACTTTACGCTTCAATAGGCACAAAAAAAGCGGGCTCCGAAGAACCCGCTAATTTCAGTAACTGAAAAATCAGCTGTCGGTACCGCCGACTTGCGAAGCGAAGTCGATGAAACCTTGGATGTCATTCCAGGACACGCCCAGAGCAGGACGCAGGTAGTTGACGCGGCACAGGATGTAACCGGCCTTACCAGCATCTTTATCGGTCGAGCTGATGAACACGCCATCACCGTCAACAGTGGTCGAAGTCACGCCGTTAACGTTAAACACCTTAAAGGTGGTATCAGCGGTAACTTTGTAGAACATCGAGTTGGCAGCATCAGCAGCCACAATGCCACCAGTCGTGACAGAGGTCCAGAAAGGCAGATCGCCAACCGTGGTGTCGGTCAGGCCCTGAGCAAACAGGGAGCTGGTAGCGCTGATAATGGAGCTAGCAGCAGCCAGACCATTAGCCTGAGTAGCGGGAACACCGAAAGGAGCGCCAGCATTGTTGGGACCGAGAAGCAGACCTTCGGTAGAAGTACCACCGATGTCAGCGGTCACAGGCGAAGCAGGGAAACCAGCAAGACCACCAGCAGGATAGTCTTGAGCGATAGCAATCGACGCACCATACACATAAGCGGGGCGAGCAGCGCTGGCCTGCACCACTAAGGAAGTGCGGTTATCGCGAACGCGATCATCAGGACGACGATCAGGCGAAGGAACGATGATGTCGAAGCTCTTATAGCTCGCTTTATCAGCGGCCAGGTTATCGATTTTAACGTAACCGATCAGTTCAAAAGCTTCAACACCAGGCCAGCCGTAAACACCCTCAGTGTTATACGAAGACAGGCGGTTGATTTGATTACCGGGCTGGAGAATAGCACCGGCTTCTTCTTTGTAAGCAGCCATTGTTAGTTACCTCCTATCCTCAAACGATGGTGAAGGCGGCAGTCACGAAGTCCTTGTTCAGGTTCGCGAAACCGGCGTACAGCTGCCAAATCAAGATGATAAAGCGGCTGAAGTCGTCGTTATTGTTGATCAGAACCTGGGCGTTAGGACCGCCGATACCCACGCCAACGGCTTGAGGGCCGAAGAACAGAGCGGGAGGAGTGGTGTGAGAGATAGCACCAGAACCGTCGCCAATGTCAACAGTGATGGACTTTTCAGCAAAGTTGGTGGACTCGAAGAAACGGACACCTTCAAACACAAAGCCAGAAGGCATAACCGGTTCGCCAGCCACAAACTGAGCCTGGCCATACTGACCACCGCCATAAATGGCAGCGTTAGGAGCCATGGAACCCATCAGAGGATTGGGTTGGCCCATGCCAGGATAACGAGCCACTTCACGGAAGCCTTGGTCAGCACGCAGATCCTTCATGAAGGAGGGATCAGCGATACAACGGTAGTAACCGTCGGCAAACACAGGGGTGTTACGCTTACGAAGCTGCTTAACAACTTCCAGAAGGTCGGTCTTAACGTTAAACTTGTAACGCTCGGAAGCGTACTCAGTAGCGGTATAGGCAGTCAGAGTGGTCGAACCAGTCTTAACTTTGCCGTTGGGGTAGTAGTAACCGCCTTGGGTATCCGAAGCCGCGCCGCGAGCTTCAGATTTCGAGAACTCGTCAAGGAAGACGCGATCGCGCCAACGACGATAGTCATCGAGAAGGGTCAGCGAACCGATGGACTGGTGGAACATGTTAAGGTTCCCGGTGTCCAGCAGAAGGCGCTGAGCGGTCATCAGGGTCTCACGAGCGATCTTAAAGGTGCTCGGGAGGTTAGCGTTGTTCGGGTCAGCAGGGCCAGTGTACTCACGCAGAGACACAAGCACTTTGTCCTTAACGATGGAGCGGCTGTTGGCCGTACCAATCGTTTGGTCTTGGGTGCGCTCACGCTGAGTTTTGGTCCCTGGATTGCCCCAGAAACGATACAAATGTTATCTCAAAGGCTCTTTATCCTTTGATTCTTGTAGTTTTTCATCCTACAAGTTCAGACTATATCATCAAGCAAATTACTTTGCCTGTCCTGCGCTCGTGCCTTCTTATCGTCTTCCTCCAAAAAGGGGAGGTTCAGACTCGCTGCGTACAAAATAGAACTTTTAGTTTTATTTTTAAATCGCAGGGACACTTTGCGGGAAAAACCAGAAAGCATGAATGGCTTTATGGTATAAATAAACTTTGGCATTTCGCTTCTTGTAATCCTTAAACGGTACAGTCCGCGATCTAAATAAAGTTTTGGATTTGTTTCGGTTAAATCGTGAATCCAGCTTGCAATTGTTGCAGCTTGGTCACGATCACAATACGTTGCAAGAAGTCCTACGTTAGAAGCGCTTACAACACAACCATCATCCATCCAAAACACAGCCAATGCTTCCAAGCCCAAATCATCTAAATATTTTTTAGAGATTTGTTTTTTACCGGAAGGATAAAGCTCTTCTTTTAAAGGTAAAAGCTTTTGGCTGGTAACCATAGATTGACAACTATGGTAATACTTGCCTGTTCGTTTATCAAAAACTTCTCTTGAATTTACTGATCCGTGTGTACCAAGTTCCTTGTTAATCTTATTTATTTTCCACTCTAAAAAGAATTTTTGTTCCTCAGAGTGAGTAAAAGAGATGTAACAAGTGTTTTTATTTTTAGGCTGGCCTAAACAACCATCTCCCAAGGTACAAGCTTTAGTAAAAGAGAGGTTTCCCACGTACCCAAAGGTAGTCGTTGAACCTTCCAACCATTTCTGGTTGGCTTGGCTGCTGATTGCCCTGTCATGTTACCATGTCGAAGGGTTTCCAGCAATTCACAGGATTTAGAGACCGCTATCGATTTAACGGTCTAACTGGACAGTTTGTCCAGGTTGTTTGGTAAAATCGTGGACGACTACGGGTTCCGCAGCCATTTCCACGATGTAAGCTGGGTGGGGCCGATATAATTCTGCGCCCAGCAGCTTAGGGAAGTCATTATCAATGAACATGATGGTATTACAGCGTAGGGTTTAGCTGATACCAGGATCAAGAAGATCCCTGGTAGTAATGACCAAAAATCTGGAAAATTTATTCAATTTTCAAGGTTCGTGCCATTACTGGCCTGGAACTTCCGTCCCATTACAAAAATTATAGCAACAATTTATCAATCCGGATTAATAACTTTTGAAATCAAGCTTCCGGATTTACCATCACAGGGAAATTGTAGCCAGGCAGCATGTTCCCTGGCGCATACATCATTGGTGCCATCGAACCCATTGCGTGATACGGATTGACGGTCGGAGGCTGCATATCAATCTGTGGAGATTGAATTTCAGGATCAATGCCAGCCCCGGCTGCAGCTGCTTGCATATTTGCCATCATGTTTGCAGTTTCTGCCATTTGTTTCCGAGATTCGGATTTCTTGACGGCTTTTTTGGCTTTAGATTTGTCCATCAGCGGCCACCTTTCTTTTGAGGCATGGGGGGTTGAATTCCCATTGGAAGCTGCCCAGTCATCGGCATAAATTGACTGTACATACGTTGCTCATTAGCAACAATTGCGTCTTGCGTATATTCAGCTGAATCAATAAATTGAGCAGCCATAAGGCCATTCCTAGGAAGTGGAGATCCTGGAAGATTTAACTTTAAGTAAGCCGCATCCAAGTCGCTAGGCATCGGTGGCTGCGGAGCATTGGGATTCCCAATTTTAGGAGCAACACCACGCGCTCTGATTGGTGCATACTCATCGACCATACCGGATTGCACTTGTTGCATTAGATTGCCGGCACCAAAACTAAAAAGAAATGGAGAGCCAATTGGGCCGCCAGCGGTGCCAATCTTCGCCAAAAACTGCTCAGTTCTTTTACCAGCGCTTTCCTTTTTAGCATTCATGAATATTACAAATAAAAGGGGCAGCTGTTGCTACCCCTTATTTTACATTTACTTATTTTTCTGATAAATGACGTTTATTCAGAATACTGATAATCACTCCATCACCAGAAGCTTCTGGCGGAAGACTTCGGGATTGGACTGAGCGGCATTCAGATAGCGCCAAGCATTAGCAGGATCCCGATCAGCCAGAG